AAGATCGGCAGCTCCGGCAGATACGCGCAGATCGGCAGCTCCGGCGATGACGCGAAGATCACCGTTGAAAACGCTAATAATGTGGTAGCTTGTGTGGGCAAGCGCGGACGAATCAAAGCGCCCGTAGGTACTTGGTGCACACTTGCCGAGTATGGCGAGTGGAACGGTGAGGGGTATCCGTGCACTTGCGTTAAGTCGTTCGAGATTGACGGCGAGACGTACAAAGCGGACACATGGTATACGCTCAAAGACGGCGAGATCGTGGAAGTGCCCGAAGAATGAGCCTATACGATTTAGCGGATATCTGCGCCGTGCTCCCCGAACATTTGAGTTGCTCACGATTTGAGGGGATGAGAGAAAAGCACCTCATGTATAGACACAAGGGCAAAATGCTCTTCTGGACGATGGAGCACTACGCAGATAAGAGCTATGGCGATTACGAAGTAATGATAGACGGCAAAAGCCAATACTTCAAAAGACTTTCGGACGCCGTCAAATGTTTCAACGGAGGGTGAAAATGACACTTTACGAAATTGATAAGAGCATAGAACAGCTTATAAATGCTGTTAATCCGGAGACCGGAGAACTGCTGGTTGATAATGACGCGCTCGACGCTCTGATGTTGGAGCGAGAGAGTAAGATCGAGAATATTGCGTGCTACGTCAAGAATCTCGCAGCAGATGTAAAGGCGCTCAAGGACGAAGAGACAGCGCTTGCTGAGCGCCGCAAGGCAGCAGAGAAAAAGGTCGCGCGCCTTAGAGACTATCTTGATTACGCGCTGCAAGGGCAGAAATTCCAGACGGCAAAATGCGCGGTTTCATTCCGCAAATCTCAGGAGGTTGAGCTTGCAGATGACTTTATAGACTGGGCGGAAAAAACAGGGAATAACACCTTGCTCCGATTCACCGCCCCGGCGGCTAACAAGGTCGCGATAAAAGCTCTGCTTGTTCAAGGCGCAGAAATCCCCGGCGCAAAGCTGGTGGAGAACACATCCGTGATAATTAAATAAGGAGGCAGAAATGTCAGAGAAAAACATATATCAGCGCATGGCCGCAATCACGGCGGACTTACAGACCGTCGCAAAGAATCTGAGCGTGGAGACTGGGCGCGGCAAGAGCTATAAGGCCGTATCCGAGCGGGATATCATCGACGCAGTTAAGCCGCTTGAAATCAAGCACGGTGTTTATTCCTATCCTGCTGAACGTCACGTTCTCGAATCTCAGATACTCGAAAGCGAGAACGAATATCAGGGCAAGGTAACGAAGAAAACGACGTTCTACGAACGCATCAAGACCGTCTATCGCTTCTGCAACATCGACAATCCGGCAGAATACATAGAAACGACGACTTTTGCAGAGGGCATAGACAGCCAGGATAAGGGAAGCGGCAAGGCAATGACATATGCCGATAAATACGCGCTGATGAAAGCCTATAAGATCAGCACCGGCGATGACCCGGATCAGACGGCAAGCACAGAAGAGCGATACACACAGACGGCTCTAATATGCGCCGATTGCGGTAGCAAGATAGAGCCTATAAAGCTCAAGGACGGGCGCGTCTGGACACCAGCGGACGTGGTACGCAACAGTCAGAAAAGCTATGGCCGCAGCTTGTGCCGCGACTGTATGACCAAGATCAATGAAGCAAAGAAAGCCGTTAAGACGGCAGAACAGGAGGGCTAAATGCTTAACCGAATAACCATCATGGGCAGGATGACACGTGATCCGGAGCTGCGCCACACGCCGCAGGGAACGCCGGTTGTGACGTTCACCCTTGCAGTTGACCGTGACTATCAGAGCGGCGGCAGCGAAAAGCAGACCGATTTCATTGACGTCGTGGTATGGCGCCAGACCGCTGAGTTTGTCAGCAAGTATTTCACCAAGGGCAGCATGACCATTGCAACCGGTCGCTTGCAGATGCGCGATTGGGAGGACAAGAACGGCAACAAGCGCCGAAACGCAGAGGTGATCGCCGACAGTGTGTATTTTGGTGAGAGCAAGCGCAGCACCGGCACAAACGCCGAGCCGCCAGAGTTTGAAGAGCTGGAAGCGGACGGCGAAACTCTCCCGTTTTGACCTATGACACAGAACGAAAGAATAATCCGGCACTTGACCGATTACGGCAGCATAACGAGCAAGGAGGCAATGACCGAATACGGAATAATGCGGCTTGCCTCCCGCATTAACGACTTGCGCAAGCTCGGCTATCCGATAGTCGGCGAGACAGAGACCGGAAAGAACAGATACGGCGAGGCAACGCGATACTCACGGTACAGATTGGAGAACTAAGCAATGAAGTATCTGAAAGTCTTTACAGACTTCGCTGAAAAAATGGAGTTGTACGGAGACGCAGAGCGCGGGCGGCTATTCACGGCGATGCTGAAATATGCAGAGACGGGCATAGAACCCGAACTTAAAGGCAACGAACGATTTCTATGGGCAACGGCGAGGGCAGATATAGACCGACAGGCCGCGAGCTACAAAAACAAGGTAGGCGGAGCTGAAAAGGCACGTGCTCTGATTGGTTCTGATATCAGAGATAATCAAGTTCAATCAGACGCAATCAGATTGAAATCAGAGCAAGACAAAGACAAAGACAAAGACAAAGACAAAGACATATCCCCTAACGGGGATAAGGGAAAACGCGCTGCGCGCTTTGTCCCCCCCACCGTTGACGAGGTGGCAACGTACTGCCAAGAGCGGGGAAATGACGTTGATCCGGAACGCTTTGTTGACTTCTACGCCTGTAAGGGCTGGTGTGTGGGCAAGAACCCAATGAAAGACTGGAGGGCAGCAGTGCGCACTTGGGAAAAGCGCGGCAATTATAGCGGCGGGTATACGCAGAGTGCGCCGGTAGCAACGGCTGACAGATTAGCCGAGATGATACGTAGGGGGGATTTCGATGACTGAGCGAGAATCGGCACAGATCATAGGCATTATGCAGACGGTATATCCGGACAGCTTCAAGAACTTATCTGCTGATGCGCTCCGCTCCACGGTCAAGATATGGGCTAAGGTCTTTGAGGACGACCCGGCAAGCGCTGTGCAAGCCGCTGTGATGGCGCACATATCCGCGTCAGCTGATAGATTCATGCCGCCGCCGGGGGCTATTAAGCAACGACTTATAGGCATGACGACCAACGCGGACATGACGCCGCAAGAGGCATGGCAGCTTGTGAACGCAGCTACACAGCGCGGAATCTATCACGCGAAAGACGAGTTTGACAAGCTCCCGCCGGTGGTTCAGCGGATCGTTGGCAGTCCTAACCAGCTGAAAGAATGGGCGATGATGGACGCGGAGACAGTGCAGAGCGTCATAGCGTCGAACTTCCAGCGCTCATACACGGTGAGGGCTGAAAAAGAGCGGGAGTACATGGCGCTGCCGACCGGAGTAAAAAACACGCTGGCCGAAATATCCGGGAAGCTTGGCTTTGCGGCGTTGCCGGGAGGTGCGCATGAAGATTGAGAGCGCCCGGATCATGGGCAATGACCTCATACTTACCGCTTCGATACCGGACGCACGACGCTTTGTGTACGGCTTTAAGCCGGGGGAGTATGAGATATCCCCGGCAAAGAAAAAGCGCAGTCTTAACGCCAATGCGTATGCGTGGAAGCTTATCAACGACATTGCGCTTGCCGTTCGGGAAAGCCCGGAGGATGTATACCGCGAGGCGCTGAAGAACATCCCGAACATCTGCGAGGTGCTTTGCGTGCAGGACAAGGCCGTTGACAGCATGGAACGGCTATGGACGCGGAACCACATAGGGCGGCGCGTCGAGCGGGAAGAAAGCAAAATCAAGGGCTGCACGAATCTGTATATCTTCTATGGCAGCTCGGACTTTGACACCCGGCAAATGTCCATGCTGATAGATAATCTCGTGCAGGACGCGCGGGCGCTCGGCATAGAGACGCGCCCGGAGGAAGAGATCAAGTCACTGTTGGAGGCATGGGAATGAAGATAGAGCTATTCAACGATAATTTCCAGAACTTCAAGAAATACAACATCCCCAAGGCACAGCTTGTCATTGCAGATATTCCGTACAATCTCGGCAAAAAGGCGTATGCGTCAAGCCCAGAATGGTATATCGGCGGTGACAACCGCAATGGTGAGAGCAGTAAGGCGGGCAAAACGTTCTTCAATACCGACGTAAGTTTCAACATTGCTGAGTATTTCCACTTTTGCAACCGGCTTTTGAAGAAAGAGCCGAAAGAGCGCGGCAAAGCCCCGGCGATGATCGTGTTCTGCGCGTTCGAGCAGATGCAGACGGTCATACAGTATGGCAAGAAATACGGCTTTGCGCACTCATATCCGCTGGTTTTCATCAAGAACTATTCCGCGCAGGTGCTCAAGGCGAATATGCGCATAGTCGGGGCGACGGAATACGCGGTCGTGTTGTACAGAGACAAGCTTCCAAAGTTCAACAACGGCGGGCGGATGGTATTCAACTGGTTTTACTGGGAGAAAGATAAGAATATCCCAGTGATTCACCCAACGCAGAAACCCGTTGCGGTGCTGAAACAGCTCATAGAGATATTCACTGACCCCGGCGACGTGGTAATAGACCCGGTTGCGGGCAGTGGAACCACACTACGTGCGTGTATGGAGCTTGGGCGGAGCTGCTACGGATTTGAGATCATGCGGGATATGTGCCGCAAGGCAAATGAGCAGCTTTTGAACGTCCGCTCGTCGACGGCGCATGAACAACAGATGATTATGGAGGGGATGTAATTGAAAGTTCTCGTAGCCTGTGAGGAATCGCAGAGAGTGTGCATAGCGTTCCGGGAGCGCGGGCATGAAGCGTACAGTTGCGATATACAAGATTGCTCCGGCGGGCATCCTGAGTGGCACATTAAGGGCGACGCGCTGAAGTGCTTGCAGGGGGGGCAGATGTACACGTCTGACGGACAGAGCCATTACATAGACAAGTGGGATTTGCTGATTGCGCATCCGCCTTGCACGTATCTGTCAAATGCCGGGGCTTGCCGCCTGTACCCGCGTAAGGGGGAACTTGACATGGAGAGATACCACAAGGGACTTGAGGCGAAAGCGTTTTTCTTGGCGTTCCTTAATGCGGATATCCCGCATATTGCAGTTGAAAACCCTGTTTCATCTAAGGTGTTTGAAATGCCGGAGCACTCGCAGGAAATCCAGCCGTACCAGTTCGGGCACCCGTACACGAAGAAAACGCGCCTTTGGTTGCGCAACCTGCCGCCGCTGACACCGACGAATATTGTTGAGCCTATGTCACCTTACGTGCCGTCGGGCACTGGGCGCAAGGACAAGAGCACATACGGCGCGGCGAAGCGGGGCGAGGACGCAAAAGAACGATCAAAAACATTCCCCGGTATAGCGGCGGCAATGGCGGAACAGCGGGGGACGCTATGACTAACGAATACGGCGTGACGCTCGACCGAAACGGATATGCCCCGTCAATCGTGCAGGATATAGACGGCTGTTGGTTCTGCAAAACGCAGCAGGGCAAGCTTGACCGGCATGAAATATACCACGGGGCATACCGCAAGAAATCAAAAGCGCTGGGCTTATGGGTGTTGCTCTGCCACGACTGCCACATGACATTACACCATACTGACGCCGCCCTTGATGCGCTGCTCAAGCGCTGGGGGCAGCGTGAGGCGATGAAACATTACGGATGGGACACCGGAGATTTCCGGGGACGGTTCGGAAAAAACTACTTGTGAGGTGAACGATGGAAACACATTTTACGATCCCCGGCAAGCCACAGGGCAAGGCAAGGCCACGAGTAAGGCGGGACGGACACGCATATACCCCAAGTCAGACAACGCAGTATGAAGAGCTTGTGCGGTTCTGTTGGCGTTGCGCTGGGGCGGTTATGCTGAACGGAGCTATAAGAGCGGTGATACTTGCGAGATACCCCGTGCCGAAGCGCGACAGCAGGAAAACGCAAGACGCTAAGATATGCGGTGAAATCCCATGCACGATAAAGCCGGACTGTGACAACATCGCTAAGATCGTGCTTGACGCGCTCAACGGGCTTGCTTATGACGATGATAGCCAAGTCACGGAGCTGGAAGTACATAAGCTCTACGGGGACATCGGGGATGTTTTCGTAAGGCTCGAAGAAATAAAGGAGGAAAACAATGGCTGAATACGTGGATCGGCAAGAAGTGCTTGACGCGCTGCAAGCCCCGGAGATGTTCGGAATCACGCCGTACCATATAGAGCTTATCAAGCGGATTTCGACAGATGACGTAGTACCGGTTGAGCTTTTCAACGATTTGAGAAATGAACTGTGTCTCCATTGCGGAAAGTATACATTGCAGCACTTAGGTGCTTGCGACGGTTGTAAGTGGAGGGCTAACAATGGCTGAGTACATTGAGCGGGAGGCGTTTCTTGACTACATGAAGGGAACGAGCCGGTATTTTAATGTAAAATTCGACATTGAAAATTTTCCTGCTGCCGACGCTGCACCTGTGGTGAGATGTGAGAACTGCAAGAGCGGCATTATGTCAGATGATAATAAATACATAATTTGCTGTAGACTTGGTGTTGGCATGGAACTTGATGGTTTTTGTTCGCACGGAGAAAGGAAAATAACATGAGACTTACGTCAAATACTCCACAAGGCAATTTAGAACAGTCGCTGAATCTGTTCTATGCAAAAGACGGCGAAACGTGGGTGCGCGGATACGGAGAGAACGGCACAGACATTACCCTGCTTGATTTAATGCGAAAGCTTATATGCCGATATATGGAACCAGACGAGATTCCAAAAACCATGTCTGATGAGGATGTTATGTTTGCAATGGTGGATTGGCTGTATGGCGGAACCGATAGCATGGAGGGCGTGTTAGCACTTCTCTATCTTGCGGGGTGGGTATGCGCGGAGTTGCGCGAATGCCTCAAACGCTTTGAAGACGAGGAGGAGGCACGTGAGTGAGCTGACCTATATGGACTGCTGGAACTTCGTAGCGCCGCTTATCCCGGTTACGGATGATCTGACAATGGATATTTACGTGATGGTGTTCAACGCCTTGAAAAAGGCGGAGGAACACAGAAAGGAGAACAACAGAAATGATAGCGTATGAATGTCGTTGGAATCAGGATGAAATCTGCACTAATGCAGACTGCCCCATGTGCTGTGATTTCTGCCCCGTGCCGGACACTTCGGATGTCTGTAAGCACGAGGACAGATACGAGTTAACGTACGCAGAGTAACGAGATAAAGGAGAAAGGAAGACAAATGACATACATTATCAACCCCATGTGGTTTTACTGGCTTAGCGTTGCAGACAAAATCTGTCAGGCCGCACACACACTCGCCATTCTGCTGTTTATCTGTT